TGCAGGAAGGGCCGCCTTGTAGCGGCGCGAGAGCTTTGCGACCCTGTCGTCCAGCTCGCGAATAAACTGCGCAATCTCGCCTTCCAGCTCGGCGATGAGTTTCGGGTTGCGGTTGACGCGGCCGACCCAGAGCTGCATCGCGGGCGGAAAGTCGGGATTGTAGCTGACGTAGTCGCACCAGGCGCGCCCGGCGCACGCCATCTGCCACTGCATCTGCACCATGTAGTCGGAGGGGATTTTCTCGTTGAGAAGCATGTCGAGGTGGGCCGCCGGCATGGGACACTTGAGTTCGACCAGGCCCATCGCGCCGATGTAGCCGTCGGGCGAGGCGTGCGTCCCCTTGATCGTGGGGTGGGGAACGAGGCCGGCCTCCTCGACCTCGACGCCCTCGATCAGCGCGTAGGTCATCCGCGCGTCTGGTTCGCGCGCGGTCCCCTGGGCCATGGCGAAGGTCTTGGGGATTTCAACCGGCACGCCGGTCAGCCGCTCGACGACCTTGCTCGCCATCAGGCTCTCGCGATCGGCCGAATAGCCGGTCTTGGTGCGGCGCACCACGCGCGGAGCGTCCGACGCGCCGACCGATCCGCACCGCGCTTGGCGCCAAGCGTCTGTTCCTTGAGGCGCGTTCATGGAACGTGGGTCCACAAAACGCGATTGACAACCCGGCTGATTGTCATCGGCGAGACGCCGAAGCGCCGACATAGCGAACGCTGCGCCGTTCCAGCCCCTGCGAGGCCCCTAATCTCGAGGACGTCTTTCTCAGTCAGCTTTGATTGTGCGTGATTTTCTCCAGCGGGATGCGTGCCATGCAGGCGCTTATCGGCATGATTATTCTTGCGCGTATCCCAGCGGAGATTGGCGAGCCGGTTGTCTTCCTTCGCGCCGTTGTTGTGACACGCTTCCATTCCAACGGGGCGAGGCCCAACGAACGTCGTCAGCACAATCTCATGGAGGTAGCGTCGAGCCGGCTTTGGCCCGCACAACCAAACGCAGCGATAGCCTTTGCCAACGAGGCCTCCGATCAATATCCCATTGCGTCGCTCGTTCCGAACTCGACCGAGGTCGGAGACGGAATAAAGCCCAGAGAAACCAGCGACAGGCGCCCAACGCTCGGTCATGGCGCCGCCGCCTTCCGCCTCTGTTCGCCCTTGGCGACCTCAAGCACTTCCTTTGCCCGTTTGTACTGATCGGCCGTCATGTCGACGATGTTCTCAACGCCGATCAAATGCAGCAGGGTCGTTTCGCTGCGGCCGGTTTCAGTTATTAGGGCGGCCAGCTCGTAGGCCTGGGCGTCGGTGATCTTGGACGAGAGCCCGCCGGCGCGTTTGCCGTCATCGTCGACGCCAGCCGCCAAGCCAATCGCAGCCCGCAGCGAATATCGCTGCAGAAAAGTTAAAGCCGATCCCAGCGCCTGCACCAGGCTCATGCCGGTCGAGCCGGGGTCGACCTTGCCTTCAAGGGAGGTCCGCTCGCTGTAGCCGTCGGCGTGGCTGACGATGCAAGTGACTTTCACCTGATCGAGCGTCTGGTCGATCGAGAAGCGGTAGGAAAGCCCATGTTTCTGGAACACCGGATCGACGGTGCGGGCGACGTCGGCGAAGCTCTCGTATTTGTATTTGGTTTTCGACCCCGACTTGGTGGTGAAGTCGACGTCGCGCGTCTTCAGGACCGGTTGCAGCTCGCCCTTGGCTTGGCTCAGGGCGGCGTTGAAGGCGCGCTCGGCGACGCGGTCTTCCTCCTGGCGGCGCGCGGCGAGGAGGCGGTCGAAGACGTCGATGTTGAGCTGCGGGCTGGAGGCGAGCCGCTCGATCATCGCGAGCAGGCCGCCTCCGCTCCCAGAGAGAGAGGGCTCTCTCGACGCCTCTGGGAGCGGCGCGACAGCCGACTGGTAAGGGACCTCGACCGCGCTTTGAGTATCGCTCATTTCGAGCCTCCAGCAAAGAGCCAAGATTGCCCCATGCCATCACGAAGTCAATCATCGCGGCAGCGAATACCTGTGGACGAAGTAAAGTTGGCCCCGTGACAACTTTAGCTAACCTTTAACACATACCCGCTCTCGCGGTGGTAAAAGGTTTTACGGGAGGAGTTGCCAAATTGGCGACTATGGTTGCCTCGGGGCCAACTTCAGCGTTACATTGTGGATGGCGCGATTATTGGCTTGACGACATGAGGCCGTAGCGTAATTCTGCCGCACATGGCCCGTCCGCATAAACGCCCCCCGCTGCGCCCTCCGCTCGAAGACCTGGTCGCGCTGCGCGAGAAGAAATATCCCAACCTGATGCAGCGGGACTTCGCCCAGAAGCTCGGGATCACCCGGCTGCATATGACCTCGATCGAGAGGGGCCGCCGCACGCCATCCGTTGAGCTTGCCTTGCGGTGGCTCGCCCTTCTCGCGCCTGAGGCGAGGCTCGACATGTTCGGCCCGCTGCCGGTGATCGAGGAGCGGGTGCGCCTGATCAAGAAACTGCAGAAAGTCTCCCCCGAAACCTTCAAAGCAGCCTGAGGCGGGCGATGGCGCGGCGTCGAAACAGTGTTGCGCCGCGCGAGAGCCTCATCCAGGCTGCTGTCGTCGACCACTGGCGCACGCTCGGCCAGCCGCGCACGTTGGTCGCCGCCATCCCCAACGCCAACGCACACGGTCAGCCTGGCCTGACCAAGGGTTTGCCCGATCTGATGGTGATTGGCCCGCGCGTGCCAGGCAATATCGCCTTCATAGAGCTGAAGCGCGAGCCAAAGTCGCCGGTAAGCGAGGCGCAGCGAGACTTTGCCGCCCTATGTCGCGGCCATGACATCGACGTCGTCATCACGGTCGGCCGCGACGAGCCGATCCGCGTGCTTGAGGGCTGGGGCGTCATAAAGAGGGCCGCTGCATGAGCGACCTCGATTGGATGGAAATCACCGCAGCGGCGATGGTCGGCGTCATGCGTCAGGTTAAGCACCGCAGCAGGGGCGACGCGCATAAATGGAACGCGCCAATCACAGGCGGATGGGACCGCGACATTGAGGGCGCTTGTGCGGAAAAGTTTGCGGCCAAGGAGCTAGGTCTTTACTGGTTTGACGGCTCCAACGGCGCGACCGACGTCGGACCTCACCAAATCCGGCATACGCCTCACCCCGACGGCAGGCTGACGCTGCACCCAGAGGACAACGACAACGAGGCGTTCATTCTCGTCGTTGGCCGCGCGCCTGCATTTGAACTCATCGGTTGGTGTTTGGGCCACGAAGGGAAGCTCCCCGATCACTGGGAGGACCCAACCGGCGCTGGCCGCCCAGCCTATTACATTCCCAGGAAACGCTTACGGGCCATGGAAGAGTTTAGCGCGCTCATCCAGGGGGGCGGCTTGTGAGTGATCCACCAACCCTCGCCCAGCAGATAGCCGCCGTCGAGGTGGCGGCCAGGAAGTATCTCGCGATGGCCGAACATTCGGTTGAAAAGGGCGACGAGCTAGAGGCCGTCTCCACCGCGCTCGACGCGGCAGCGGAGACGTTGAAGACGCTAGACTTTGCAAGGGAGGCGTTGAGGTGAACTGACCTGGGCGGGCCGTTTGGCCGAAGCCCGCCCAGGCCTGGCTGGAATGAGTTTCTAGAGGCTCATCACCTAGCCCTTATCAGAAAACCAAGACACTGAGAAGACGTAAGTTTTCGCAGTGCGGCGTAGCTTTGCGTCCGGCATGGCCTTATTCCACCAAACGGTTTTGGAGGGGGTAAGGGGGTGCCTTACTTACTAAAGCTTTCCAGAACCGCAGACTTTAGTAAGAGGCATTCGAGAAGAAAAAGTCTGGTGCTTCAATAGGTTAGGACAGAGGTTGTAAAGGGTTTGGAGCTTTAAAGGCCGCACGCGCGAGGGAAGCACGGCATGGGCAATAATCAGAAATACTATGATGGCGAGCTGCCGCCTTGGGACGCGAGCCTTATCCCGCCATGGCCGGACCTTGGCCCGATGCCGGTTTGGCGCCCAGACGCTGAGACAATCGCTCAGGGCGAAGCAAACGCCCGCGCCGCGCGCGCGCTCAAACTGTCGTTTGGCAAACACGCTGGCGCGACGATTGAGGAGGTTATTCGTCGGGACAGGGGTTATGCCCATTGGCTGGGTCAAAGCGGATGGTTCGCAGTCAAACATCCGGCAATGTGCGAGCGGTTAGAGCTGGCAGGAATTGCAGTATTGTGGCGCTAAAATCGCTCTCGGCGTCGCTGCTCAAGGGGCTAGAGGACCCCGCTCTTTTGGAAGCCATCGCCGACGCAACGGACATTCTCAAGTGGAGGATTGGGCCGCGGCCTGCGAGGTGGCGCATCCATCGATTAGCCAAGGCCCTGCTCGATGCCCAACGCACTGGCGGAAGTAAAATCGCTCCTGCGCAATCAGGGGTTCGAGGAGCTGATGGACAACGCCGACAAGGCGGCGAGCTATTGCCGTTCGATCGGCGAGGCGGCGTATCGGGGCGATGAGCTGACGGCGGGCGTGCATATCAGGCAACTGCGCGCCGTTTGCGTGGCGATGATCAAGACGTTCAAGGAGGACGTAGTTGGTAGCCAGGATGCGGCCAGAGAAGAGCGACCACCGCGAGCCAATGGTGAGGATCAGCGACCCGGCGATGGAGTGGCATGAGGTCAACTTGAATGACCTTCTGGGCTGCTGCCGGCGCGAGTTGGCCTTCCGGCAGCGCGTCTATCCCAAGTGGGTGGACAAGGGG